TCGCAAGAAAATTTTATATACTGTAGGAATCAGTGGGAGCGTATGCTCAACACAAAGATGCAGTACTTTCCTAGAAAGAATAGCAACACGGCTTTTACACTATCATATGATAAAGATACTGGAAGTAATTGGGTTCATCATGATTGTTCAGGGTATTTAGAACATACTACTAACAGTGTTGGAGGTAGAGCCTATGCGGCTGTAATATATTTAAGTCCTAATGCTGATGTTAAAAAAGGAACAGGATTATTTCGTTCAAAAAGAACAGGTAAGATACATAAATCAGATGACTTGAGTAGAGGAGTGAACGGCTTCAAACAAATGTGGGAAGAAGATGAAAATTGGGAACTACATACTTATGTAGGAAATGTATACAATAGATGCGTATTATATCCAGCCGAGTACTGGCACGCTCCTTTTTGTTCAGGCTTCGGACACGATAAGAAAACAGGCAGACTTGTACAAGTAGGCTTTTTTACGGTGAATAAATGAGTGATTTTAAAGAAGATAAATATAAATTCAGTGAAGATGTAGTCCTAAACAAACTACGTAATCATATATTGGGAACATACGACCAACACTACAGTATGAATAAAATCCAGTCAACGGAGTTCATCTTTGATGCTGGTCATGGCGAAGGCTTTTGCTTAGGAAATATCATAAAGTATGCCCAACGCTATGGAAAGAAAGATGGAAGAAACGAGCAGGATTTATTAAAGATTCTGCATTATGCAATAATTTTAATGGGGTCAAAAATTGAGAACAAAGAAACACGAGAATCTTACACAAGCGAATATAACCAAGGTAATTGAGTTATTAAACCCAACAGATGGTAGCAAACCTATAACAAAGAAAGAAGCATGTGGTATACTAAACATTGCTTACAACACAACTAGATTAGGTAATATCATATCTGAGCATCTTGAGACTATGGAGTTTCGTGCTAGAAGAAAGGCACAGAATAAAGGGAAGGCAGCAACTAAGAAAGAAATTACAGATGCAGTAGCAGGATATTTAGAGGGTATGACAGTAGCAGATATTGCTAAGTCGCTGTACCGATCACCTGCTTTTGTAAAGGGAATAATAGAGAGAATAGGAGTCCCTCAAAAATTAGCACACACAGACTACGAAGGTAGAAGGACCGCACTTTTACCTGACCAGTGTATGTCTGATGAGTTTGCAGAAGGAGAAAAAATCTGGGCAATAAGACAGAACTATCCAGCGATAGTACAAAGAGAACTTAAGCCTGAACAAGCAGAGGAAAGAGGATACAAACTATACCTAGTGTATACAATTGAAGCTCAGCAGGAAGACCTCAAAAATACGTACTTTCCATATTTAAGCTTTGCAGGTAAGAACCATGCACTAGCAGCTTATGATATGGGCAGTCTAAGACATTTACAGCAGTATATGTAAAAAGGAAAACAAATGGACTATATAATAGCTTTGTGGGTATCTGCATGGCTCATACAATTGTGGACAATATTTGTACCATTAATGAGAACAGTACCAAAAGATAATATAGTAGCTCAATATATAAAATTATGTTGGGTAGTATTACTAGCTATATCATTTGTTTTAGTTCCTGTTATGTTACTACCTATGTTATCAGAACATGCAAAGAGAAGATTTCAGATTAGTTTTCTGAAAGGTTTATTAGGAGAAAAATAATGCACAGAGGAAATAGATATTACGAAGCTCTTAGAGCTAAGTACATAGCCGAGGCTAAAGAAGCTGAAGCAGTACTACATACATATTTTACAAAGTCAGTAGGAATAGGGGAACATTCAGACCTTATTGAAGAGTTTGATAAACAACTAGATAAACTAGCATCAGCACAAGAAAAGCTGTGTTCTCTAGAAGGCTTATTAGAGAGATGAGTCTAATATTACAGTACAAGAATGAAACTATCGGAGTGGTCAGAAATCCCTACGAAAGAATCATTGCATTGTACCAACAAAGTTTTAACTTTATTGGGTTAGATAATTGGCTTGACAAGTATAAACCCGAACTACAAACAGTGCTTTATAAGGATTGTGACCATTTAATCAGATTCGAAGCATGGAAACAAGAACTAGAGTTCTATAACTTAGATGTGAAAGATACATCAATTTTAAAGGATGAAGAAGTTACAATGATGTGGGATAGTTGGTATACATTAAAGACTAAAAGTTATGTATACGAGCTATATCGCAAAGACATTACAGTCTACGGCTATAGCTTCTAAAATATAGTTCTTGACACAAGGTTAAAATTCCGATATAATATATTTATATTAAGGAAATAAGCAATGAGCGACAGGTATTACACACAGATGCTAGAGACCACAGGTTGGTGTCCTGGTTATCGCAGTACCTACACTCTTGCCGAATACAAACAAAACTACACATTAAAAAGGAAAAGAACTATGGCGTGGACAGACGAAAGTAAAGAACAAGCAGTTGAAATGTATACTGCTGAAGAACCAACTCCAGAGAACAGTATGGAGATTGTTAAGATGGTTGCTGAAGAATTAGGTGAGAGCCCAAATGGAGTCAGAATGATTTTAACAAAAGCAGGAGTATATGTAAAGAAAACTCCAGCTGTGAAAAGCAGTGGTGGAACTGGTGGTGGCAGAGTAAATGTCGCACAAGCACAAGATGACTTAGTAAAAGCTATCTCTGATGCAGGTAAAGAAGCCGACACAGCAATTGTCAGTAAGCTAACAGGTAAGGCTGCTGTATATTTCACAACATTAATTAACGAACTAAACGATTAATTACCCCTGAATCTTGGGGAGGGCAACCTCCCTGAGTATTTTTGTATCTACAAGAATCACCTCGTAAGACGATACCATTGATAGGACGCTAATAGATATTAACTACCTACAAGGAAACGAATGAAAAAGGAAGATTTTGTTAGAAAACTTGACGAAGCCGGCGACGCTATTGTCACATATCGTAGTCAGAATAGTCGTAGACTGAAATATAATGTCTGCACAGGCGACTTCGATAACAAATACATACAGTCAAAAAAGAATCGAGCCAAACCATCTCAAAGACAAGTTCTATTGTTTTGTTGGGACACCGACTCTTACAGACTATTACAACCTGATAACGTAACGTCTATTGTACCTCTAGCAGCGATATTGAAGAATGATAGAATTACATAACGAAACTCCAGTATACGAAAAGGAAGTACACTTTAACGAAGAGAAGAATGAGAAAGTCTTTGTAATGGTAAACAATTTTCGAGGTACGGAGTATTTACATATCAGAAAGTATTACATGGACTTTGACGAAGAATGGAAACCAACAAGGGACGGCATAGCCTTGCCTATTGATTTGGATAACCTTCGAGAAATATTTACAGCCTTAGTAGAAATACTTTCTATCTCAGAAGTTAAAGGAGTATTAGAAACTCATTTCAAAGAGATATTAGACGAGTTATACCAATAGCACCAAAAAATAGTCCTTGACAAATCCTTAAAAATTCTGTATAATATATCTATGAATAAGACAGAATACCTAGAATATTGTAATCAAAAGTATGCAGAAGGCAATCCTATATTACCTGATGATGTATATGATAGACTTGTAGAGAACACTGCTCTTGAGGAGCAAGTAGGTCATGCAAGTGATGACGTACGATATAATCACCCTTTCCCAATGTATTCACTTCAGAAAGTCTTTGTAGGAGAAGATGAAGAACCAAATTGGGATATCAATCAACCACATATAATGACTGCCAAGATGGATGGTGCAGCCGTATCTATAACTTTTGTAGAGGGCGTACTAACTCAGGCACTCACTCGTGGAGATGGTAAAGCAGGGCTAGATATTACTGATAAAATAAAGTCTTTAGTGCCAAATAAAATATGGAGCAAAGGTGTCAAACAGATTACTGGAGAAATCGTTGCCCCTAAAACAATACCAAATGCTAGAAATTATGCAAGTGGTGCTTTGAATCTAAAAGACTTAGAAGAATTTAAATCCCGAGATATTACCTTTGTAGCCTATGGTATTCAACCAGCAATTTGTGCTGAGTGGACTGCTGATATGAGCATGGTAAAGGATATGGGATTTAACACTGTCACACAAAGTGATTGGAATGAATTTCCTCAGGACGGTAAAGTTGTAAGGGTCGACTCTAATATATATTTTGAAACATTAGGCCACACTTCACACCACCCTAGAGGAGCTTTCGCTCTGAAGACAAGACAAGCTGGAGTAGTTACTCGGCTCTTGGACGTTGAATGGAATGTCGGGAAGTCAGGTGCTGTTTCACCAGTCGCAATCTTAGAGCCGTGTGTGATAGGTGAAGCTAATATTAGTAGAGCAACACTACATAATATGGCATATATTGAAGCATTAGACTTACAGATTGGTTGTAATGTAGAAGTTATCCGTAGTGGAGAAATAATACCTAGAGTAGTAAAACGAGTATGAAGTACATAAGTGATATCATAAATAAAATTTTAGAGTGGTCTTTCAAAAGAACTGCACGAAAACAATTTGATAAAGCTATGTTGGAGTATAGAGATAGTGACAATACATGATTCCTATGCTAATCAATATAGATGTATGTGGTATATGTAACGAGTCGTGTAATTATTGCCCAAGGTCAAGTTCATATCCGAATATAAAAGAATATATGAGTGTTGAACTTTTTACGAAGTTCATAAATGATTGTGCGGATTATAGAGGGACTATTTGTTTCTCAGGCAGAGGCGAAAACAGTTTACATCCTAAATTCAAGAAACTTGTGGAAATTTTACATTTTACTGGTAGAAAGTATAGGACTAGAATTTTGACAAATGGCTATAAACTAGAATCAAAGTTTAAGTGGTTTAATATGTTTGATTCTATTATAATGAACTCTTATACAAGTAAAGAACAGATGGAAGAAAGGAAAAAGATAATTCCTCGTGCTACTCATAGATATTGGGATCAAAGCATAGACCCATCCGAGTGGGGTGAAACACCTATTCAAGTTCAAAATAGAACTGAGCTATATGAAAGAATAGCAACTGATAGAACTGAAATACAAACTCCATGTGTGTTACCCTCTACTAAAGGATGGATACACCATGATGGAACAATACAGTTATGTTGTAATGATTGGACAGACACAAATGTGTATGGCAATATTGCAGACGATAACTTTTTTGAAGTATGGAGTACTAACAAAGAACTAGAAACACTAAAAAAGAAATTATTATTTGGAGATAGAAGTGCTAACCCTATATGCAAAAATTGTAATAGAAAGGTAACAGCAAGAGAGGAAAAAAGAATTGCAAGGCTTAGACAAAAGTATTGATACCATTGTAAATGTTAGTGGTGGAGCTGAGTGCTTCGCTGCTTTATGGTGGGCAAAAGAAAGAGGGTTAAATGCAGTAGGATTACATCTATATAATAATCCAAATAATCATATAGCAAAAGAAGCAGGATTACATTATGCTAAAAAACAGTGTGAGTATTTTGGCTATCCTTTAGTAATAGACACTAATAATCTACCACAAGAAATTCCAGTAGGAAAAGCAGTTCATCAAAATATGTCTGCTGCCGCAACTTTATTGATTGGTAATCCTAGAAAATGGAAGTATATTGTATGGGGAGCAAATGCAGACGATTCTTTTGCACAAAGATTACAATTAAGATATCCTATAAGAGCATACTATGCTGAAAGATCATTTCAATTAGATATGCATGGTGTTTCAGCAGAGCATATATTAAATGCACCAATAAATGTATTTCCATTTGAAACACTTACTAAATCAGAAGTGCTTTCAGTAATGGCAAAAAATCTTTGGAAAGTTATGAATAGTCATATTTGGTATTGTTTTCCTTGCAATATGCTAGAGAAAGATAAGTATAATAAAATTAAACACAATCCTGACGGGTCTTATACACCTTGTGGAGAA